TTACTACCAAGACCTGTATCATTCTTGATCCCCATAAGCATTGGAGATGTTACCCTATGCCCAGAAAGGATGTTTTGTGTGAGTAGCTCTTGTAAAGCCAAATATTGCTTATCCAAATCTGCTGTATTCATAGGTGTAATCTCAGGAGCTCTAGTACGGTCATCTGAGAAACAAAGCACAAAACGACCAGCCGATTGGCTTCCCGTAAATTTATCTGTAATGCTTTGCTCTATATCTCTACGTTCCTCAGCCGAAGGTGTTCCATTATTAAAACTAAATAGGTAACTCCCTGAGAACGAATTATTTATGTTGTTGAGATGGTATTCTGATATGCGACTATCGATAAGACTCCAATTATTGCAACTCACGTAATCTGGTGTAAAATACGAGTTCATATTTGGGCTATATAATCCAGCATACATAATCTGATTAGCAGATGTTCTATCATTAACATTAAATGCAGGAACGTATTTAGGCTTGTTGATCCTGGTGTTACCCCAATCTGCACTAATATAATACCCTTGAGTCTTTCCAAATTCATCTGGTCTAGCACATCTAATTTTCTCAACTCCTACGTGATAGATTTCAGCAATCTGTGTTCTGTCCTTTGACCATACAATGTTAAGAGCAAATGCTCCCTGTAACTTAAAGTCAAAAGCTACCTTTTTTAGAACCTCGTGCAAACTTTCGTTGCCATTAGCTCTATTCATAAAATTTTGTAGCTTAATTCTAGCTTCCATATCTCTATCATCATCATCCTCTATGATAAGATTTTCCCCTGCGATCATTTCGCTAGTGGCGTTGATAATAGCAGCAGAAATTGAACTAGAATAGTATAAGTCTATTAAGAATTGTGGGTATAGGTTTTTCCAATCATCTGTTCCATACTCAATCCAATCTCTCCCTCGTACTTCTTGTACTACAGGTGCTGTGCTAGTTTCTAAATTAATGTTAATTATATTGTCTTTCATATTTCTTGGTCTTGATTCCATTCATCAGTTCGCATTATTTCTAATATTTCGGAATGATTATATTGTGACAAACCTACTAAAAAATCAGGAGTTTCACCTTCAAATTTTAAAACTGTTTTTTTGCTATCAACTGAAAGCCTTAATGTATCAACACCATCCTCAAAAATTTGAGCAAAGTCTATTGTGTCTACATTTTCCATATTATAAATTACATACTTCATATTTATTCTATTTAAGGTACATTAGTCATTATATCACCTGATGCCATATTTGTCATTACTCCATTGTTACTATTTGTGCTTTGATCTACTATTGTAGGATAAGCAGCTGTTCCATTAGGATCACCCATTCTCCACCAGCCTACCAAGTTGCTTGGCATAGAGCTGTCGGTCAGGTCAGTAGGATTACCACTATTATAAATAGCTGTTACTTGGGCAGCAGACAATTCAGCGTTGTAGATTGCTACTTCATCTAACATTCCAGAAAAGAAATTAGTTAAATTACCCCTACACCCAAAAAACAACTCTCCATTAACGCTTGAGGGTATTGAGTAGCCAATGCTACCTGATATTGGCGAGGTAGTAAATGCCACCCCATTTTTATACATTTTTACAATCTTAGTACTGTCTTTCATTGTAACAACCACGTGAGTCCAATTTGTAGTAGTAAAGAAGCTATTAGCACTCACAGTTCTCCAGCCACCACTATAAAATTGAAATTTCAAATCTGCATTATTAGTTCTAATTTGATAAGCACTACTAGAAGCACTAGCAGATGTTGCTTTGCATATCATTTTCCCATCACCATTTGACAGACCATCTAATTTTGCCCAAAAACTAAAAGAATTATCTGATCCATTTAATCTTAACACACTATCGTCTTGGATTTCAATATGGTCATCTACACCATCAAAATCAATAGCATACTTGTTTTGAAAACCACTTATCTGATTACTTGAGCATAAACTCTGTCCTAGCCTTAATACTTTCATTATATTACATCCTCATAGTAACAGATAGCAATTCCAGAATTTAATTGTATCGCAGTAACCTGTAAAAACAAAGTAGTACCAGCAGCATAATCTTTCTCTTGTAAGTTTGTATAAGTAGATCCTGTAACTTCTTGTATATTTGATGCTGATATTGTTGCTATGTTACTATCAACAGGAAAATGTATTGCGTAATATTTTTTGCCTGTCATAGCTGTTGTAGAAATAACATCACATCTGTGTTTTCCTAATTGTTCTGTTAATAGTTGTTGTACGTTTTCTATTGCCATTTTTTATTTTTTTTTATTGTCCATAATATATATAGTTAGTACCACTTGGCTCTTGCCTTTGTGTGTACTTAACTTGTTCTGTTCCTGATTTGTCAGCAACATACATTTTTCCTTTCGTTACAAGCCCTTGAACTACACCGTGAGTAGGGCCTACTGGTAATACATCATCCTCTGTTACAGGTGCATTTCCTGCACTTATAGCGACTGCACCACTCCAAGCTACTTCATAGACTTCATATTTGTAATAACCTGCTGGTGTAAAGTCAACTCTGCCTGTATAAACATCAGGAGTAGCGTTATAATCAAAAACAAACTTAGTGTATCTGTCATAGATTAAATGTTCAGTAGAATAAGCATATTGAACTGACTTGTCCATATCATTAGTGAATTTTACTAGATGCCTAATCTTATCTGAACTAACTGAGGTGTCTATACGATTATCCTCAGTTTGTAAGTAAGTAGTTAGGTTAGTTTGTGTGATTGCTTGTATCATCCTACTATATAATAGAAAAGTGCCGAATTTATTTGCCTTTAAAAAAGAAAAGAGGGCATAAAGCCCCCTAATCAAAGAATATATGAAAACTACTAATTATTTTAAGAGGTTGTTGGGAAAGTCCCAGCTTCATTAATAAACCCACTTTGATCCCAAGGGTTTGTAGTATAGTCCTCTAAGAAAGCAAAAGGAATTGCCTCTAAGCCATCAAAGGTAAGAGTGTAACCATTACGATCACCAAATGCAGCGCCACTATCAATAGTACCTGTATTTAATTCCATTCCATTAGCCATTCCTAATGCAATAAATACATCGTGTCCATTGCTTAGTTGTTGATTTAATTGTGCAAAAATTCTTACTTTAGTTTGTCCTAAAAGTTTTATTTCGTTTTGATCCTCTTTAGTCAAACGGTTAAGTATAATATTTACAGTTGGAGTGTAAAAAATTGTGCCATTTTCTCTTGATCCAGTAATAGTATCAGTAATACTCGCTACACCTAAAGGCATAACGTACTCATAAATCGTACTACCATTCCAATCAATCGCATCAATCTCTAACTTATGTGTTGCATCATAAGTATAAGAAACATTAGGATCAAATACTGAGAAAAATATTTTTTTTACTCCAC